TAATCGTGGTTACCACCGTGCCAGTGAGCACGGCAACCGCGTGAGCACCCGTGCCGCCGCCGCCTGATATCGTGACCGTCGGCGCACTGGTGTAGCCGGAACCGCCCGACACCACCTGAATGTCGCTGATGCCGCTGATCGCCAGCACCGCCGATGCGGCGGCCCCCGTGCCGCCGCCGCCTGTCAGCGTGATCGTCGGCGGGGATGTGTAGCCAGTGCCCGGCACATTGACGGTGATCGAGGACACCGCATCCATGGTGAGGGCGGCGATGCCGCCCGCCGTCACGCCGCTGTCAGGGGCCGAGAAAACAACGGTCGGCGCGCTGGTGTAGCCGGAACCGCCGGCATCGATGACCGCAGCCTCAACGCCGGATGTGGTCAGAACCGCTTGCAGAACGGCGCCGTTGTCAGTGCCGCCACCGGAAAACGCGGCCTCCACGACATCGTCCGGGTTGTAGCCGGTGCCGGCGTTGGTGATCGTCAAAGCGACAACCGAACCGTCCTGAATCGTCGCGGTGGCCGTCGCACCCGTCCCGGCCCCGCCGTAGAACGTCACCGTCGGCGCGCTGGTGTAACCAGAACCGCCGGCGGTTATATCGCCGATCACGTAGGGGCCGAGAGAGCCGGCTGAATACAGTAAAGTGCCGTCCCATATCCAGTAATTGTTCTGGCTTATATTGTTGGATATTAGAAGATACTGTGAACCGGACTGGCAGCACACCGGCAACTGCCCGCCGTCGTAGAATGTGCCGGCCGCGGCGCTGATGGTCGTGACCACCCCGCTCGGGAATGAGACATCGTAGGCCGTGCCGTCCGACAGGAAGACGGCGCAGTTCGTCATGTTGTTGATGTTGAAGAACGAGAAGTAGATGATGGTTTTCCCGCCCGTGGCGGAATACAGCGCCGGCCCCTTGTCGTAGAGGGTGCGCAGACTTCCCTTGCCGGTGAGCAGGAAGTTTTCGAGCCAGTAGGCTTCGTTGTCTTCCAGCGCCGTCCGCGCGTCGGACTGGTTCATGCTGCCGAATGGTGCGGCTGACCAGAACTTCGTGTTGCCGGGAACGCCTAAGCGCTGCTCCTCAGCCTGGCTGAGCTTGGTGATGCCGTCGCGGTTGCCGGACATTGGCTACCAAGAACCGTAACGAGTCGGTACTTTACCTCGGTCTACGGCGCCACGGCGCAACTGGTTGCTGTCCTCGAAGCGGCTGCGCATCAGCTCGGCCGATCCCAGGCGCCCCGATGATTCGTAAGCACGCATCGCCGCGTAGTACTTCACCCCGTTATGGAACGGAGATGGCAGGGCGTCGAAATCGCCATCCTTCCAGATCGGCCCGGCCGTGCAAAGACAGTCCCACTCCATCTCATTGGCGTTCTGCGGGACGGGGAACATCCAGACTTCGCCGGCCTCGCCGTCGTTGAATACCGTCCACACGATCGGATAGTTCGTCACCAGGATCTGATTGGACCGGCAGTAAGCCTGGAAATCCTCAAACGGCATCCAATCCAGGCTGGGCCTCACGGCCCCGCCCCATGAAACCGTCACCGAAATCACGTCGCAGATGCCGCGAAGGCCCTGATACTGCTCGTTGAGGTATTCGTTGGCGAATCCGATGTAGGGATAACGCTCCTGCCCGGCCACAGACTGAAACTGACTGCCTGGATCGGAATTGGGCCGCGCACCACCGGGAACGGCCACGTCGGGCGTGGCCACGCCACCGAATTCGGGCTGGCCCAAAATGAGACGGCGGCAACACCCCGTCAGGAGAGATGTCGCCGCCCTGGCCTCATTGATGTACTGAACGAGAGAAGTTTCGGTAACGAAAATTCCCTGCGGGTCTCTGATTAAGTCCCTGACTTCAAAGATGTATTTCGATAGGAGCACACAAGCCCACCTAGCCCGCCTGCATCCAGAGGAAATCGGACACGCCGCCAACGCCGAGCGTCAGAGTGGCAACGGTCGAGGTCGAGCCGGTGAGAACGCCGCCATAAATCGCGATCTGCATGTTGTTCGTGGCGTTCGCCGCCGAAGCAATATGCCCACCGTCCACCAGCGTCTGCCCCGTCGCCGTAATGGCGTTGGAACTGAGCGCCGCGTTGATCACCGGCGAGCGGCCACGGAAGAAGGACGCCTGCGAGTTCGGGTTGGTATAAGCCGGCGCGATTGTCGGCGCACCGAAACCGATCGTGCCAACCTGCGCCCAAACCGAGTAGCCAAGACCGCCGGCCGTGACGGCATAGGATGTCACCGTCCAGTCCATGATGATCGTGGCCGCGGCTGACGAGCCGCCACCACCGGAGAACGTCAGCGCCGGAACGGTCTGCGAGGTGATCGGCAGGCCGTGATTGGTGCAAATGACGGCGTTCACCGTCTGGCTGCCCGTCAGCGACACCGTAACCATACCGCCGGAACCCGTGGTGTCGCGCGGATCGTTCAGCACCGACACGGTCGGCGCCGTCAGATAGCCCGCACCCTGGTTTAAGATGGTGGCGGAGGAAATCGAGCCCGACGTGAGCGTGGTATAGCCGGTCGCGGGAATGCCTGGCGAGCCAGGAGCGCCAATCACCAGCAGCGGCGGATAAACGTAGTTGGAGCCGCCAAGGACCACGGTTGCCGTCGTGCTGACGACTTGACCCATGATCGCGACCCAGGAGCTTGACCCAGCCGCCGCCGTGATCGTCGGCGCCGAGGTGTAGCCCGTGCCGGCATTCGACAGCACCGCGGCAACCGGGCAACCCGTCTGGTTGGCGATGCGGTAGTTTCCGCCGTCCGAGTCCACCTGAACAAAGTTGCCCTCGAAGCCGTCGTTGGCAATCGGGCGCCACACCGTCATCACCGGATCGTAGACCTGAATGCTCGAGTACGGCCCGTGCGCGATGTTGAAGTAGCCGGGCGGGATGTACATCACCTCGCCGGCCTGAAGCGTGAAGTTGTTGGTGCCTAGCTGATTCAGCGGGAGCGTAATGCCTACGCCACCATAACGATTTGGCATGTCGGGGTTCCCTTAGACCAGTGGAGCGCCAGCGAAGGCGGTAGCAGAGGCGATTGCCGGCGGCGGCGGCGGTCCGCCCACCCAGCCAGGAGACTGGAGGCCGGTGAAGTGCGCACCCGAAGACGGCTTCATGCAGCACATGTTGAGCGCGGCAACGAGGACGCCGATCGAGGCCAACTGCCCTTGCGGAATCATAGATTCAAAGCCAGTAAAATACATCTGCAACGAAGGGTGCATGAACATCGCGAGATAGCGCGAGTTGATCATGTACATCTCACCGACCGGACAGAATGGGTCCGAGAAAATCGGCGTGTCGAGCACCCGGATCGCGCGGAAGCCGGCGTTCACCACATCACCCCGGCCATAGCGGCTGCGCGGATCGGTGTTGAAAATCTCGGCGCCCATGAAGTCGGCCATCAGCGTGGCCCAGTTCACCGGGTTCATGATAATGAAGTCGGGTGACTCGCCGCCCGCGCCCGTCTGAACCTTCACCAGGGCCTGAGCGATGCCCAGGCGGTTCGATATCGTCGCCGAGTTCGGGTAAAACTGACCCTGCCAGTAGCCGTTGGTACGGGCGATGCCCCCATACGTCGCGGTGTTTGTGCCGTTATCGTATGCGCCAACTAGAGAATCTAGAGCTAGAGTATTCTGAGTATATGAATACAGAGAAGTAGCAAGCGACTGCTTCATAACGACTGCGGCGTCCGATGTCACCGCCCGAAGCTTGGGAATAACGACTTCAGAAGACTGGATTATACTCTCAAACCCGAAGAAGCCGATCGGAACCATGCCGGCCTTGAGGTTGAACTGAGCGTTGTTCAGTGCGACCTGATCCTGCGGGATCTGAAAGTCACCGCCGAAGCCGCCCCACTGGAACGACACGAAGCTCGATCCCTGAACCGGGAAGGTGATCTGCCCGACACCGCCCATGGCCGCTTGGGTATTCGCCAGCAGCAGCGACAGCAGCGGATGCGCCTGGTAGACCTGCACGAACACGGTCGGGATGATCGCCCGGCGCGTGATGTAGGAAAGCTGCTGGCCGGTTAGACCGCCAGGAACCATGCCGCCACTGCTGGGGCCGGTAAATTGGGTTATTGAACCTGACATCTACCGGGTTCTCCTAAGCGCCACCGAGACGGGTGAATTCTGGGTCACGGACGATCGAGCGCAGCTCGGCGGTGAGCCACTGATCGGGGCTTTTGTGCAAAGCCGCCCACGTCTCGTCCTTCGAGGCGGTGCCGAACGGATCAACCGTGCTTGGCAGGTAGTCATATCCAGCGGCGGGTGCCGGCTTGGGCACGCTCTCGGCCACCCACGCGGCGGCAGCCTCGACATCCGGATTGTTGTTCGCGCGCATGCGGTCCATGACGCGCTGCATCGCGTCGTCCGACAGCCCGCGCTTGGATTTCACAGCCTCCATGCGAGCCAGCAGCTCATCTTCGTGCCGCTTGGTCTCCCGCTTGGCCTCGGCGGCCTCACGGGCGTTCCACTTTTCCTCCAGCGCAGCCACGCGGGCGCGCTCTTTCTCCAGCTCACCCATCACCGGGCCAAGAACGGCCTCGCGCTGCTGGCGATAGGGAAATTCAGCCTGCGGGTTGAGTGTCTGGATCAGCTTCTCAGCTTCCGGCGCCGTGCGCGGATCACCGAGAAGTTGATTGAGCAACTGAACGCTCTGCTGGGCGATCTGTGCCGGGGTTCTGGCGTCACTCACCAATTAGGCTTTCGTCGGCGACTTGCCGGTGTGCTCGATCGAACCGACGCCAGACTTGAAGCCGGGCATGGACGCCGCGTTAGCGCCGATGTCCATCATCGTGAACGGAACGCGCTTCATCAGCGGATCGTCCATGTTGATCGTCGTCACGTACGGAGCGAACGGGCTAGATCCGCCGCCTGGGGCGTTGCTGGTATTGGAACTCGCCATGGGTGTTCTCCTACATTCCGGGTGGTGGAGCGCCGCCGGGCGGCGCCATCGCGGGGCCGGCGTTGGGTGGAGCTGGCATTGGGCCGCCGGGCTGGCCGCCCTGCTGACGCATCTGCATCAGGTGCTGAACAAGCATCTGGGCTTGTTCCTGCTTGGAGGCGACATCGCGGAATTCGCCGACCAGCTTCGTCAGATCGGTGGCGATCTTGAGCACCTTCTGGTGCATGTCAGACCCCATCGGCACGGACGGGATCGCCTTGCCGATCAGATCAGCGGCCTGCGTCAACTTGACCAGCGCCTCTTTGGAATTGCCGGGATTGTTCTGCGGGATGGTATGCGGGCCAACATTGGCCGGCGGAGCGCCTGGCATACCCTGACCACCGGGCGCGGGCATGCCGGGAGGTAACCCCCCGCCAGGTACGCCCATCGGCATCGGTGCCAAACCCACTCAAACCTCCAGAGAAGTGGCGCCGCTGCTGGCGGCGCCAGCTTCGATCACCGCTTGTGTTTGCGGCCGCGCCGAAAACGAATCATAGGGTTTCTCCTTCAAAGCACCCCCAGAGCTACCCACGGGGGATCTCAGGGCCTGAGACACGCGACTCTTAACCTATGGAAACGATGAAGGTCAAGGAACGTCAGCAGTACTGACCTAATTTGCGGAAAAGAACAAACAACGCACAACGAACGAGCTCGATTGTGTCTGGAAATTCCTTGACGTTGGGATTGTGCAAGTCAATTCTGATCTGCCAGAACGGCGAACCAGAACAGGAAACAATTTCTATGACAGCCAAACCGAGCGTGCCGACCCCAACGCCCACCAGCGGCGAGTTCTACGTCTTCAACTCCTTCGGCGGCGAGGCCGAGGACGCTGGAACGCCCTACTCGGGGCCGGTTGCGAGCATTCAGTCCGAGCTGGACCTGGGCGGGGCCGTCACAACGCAGGCCGGGGCGGCAGCCGAGCTGGCATCCGGACCGGGGCCTGGCTTTGCCGCCGGACAAAGCACGCTGGATGTGTCGTCAGCGGCGACAACGCCGGATGTGTTCATTCTGGCGGGCGGCGGCTTCGATTTGTGCTCGATCAACACCTCAGCGGGCGGCGGCAACAACATCCTGGACGCTGGGGCGGGGTCCGACTTCCTCACCGGCGGCTCGGGCGACAACCAGTTTTACCTCGACGCCCGCTCGCTGGTTCTGAACCAGTGGGACACCATTTCGGACGGGCACGCCGGCGACGGCATCACCTGCTGGGGCGTCACACCGCAGGATTTCGCCCTGACATGGCTCAATGGCCAGGGCGCGTCCGGCTATACGGGCCTGACCGGGGTTTTCACCGCCTTCGGGAAGCCAGAAGTCGGGGTGACGCTGTCCGGATACACCACCGCCGACCTGTCGAATGGCCGGCTGTCTGTGTCATACGGAAGCACGCCGACCACGAACGGGATTGCGGGGGCAGATTACTTCCACGTTAGCGTCGTCGCGTGATATAGGCGCCCCCGCTAGGCTGGTTATTCTCAAGTGGTTCAGAGAGCGGCGGAAGCGCCGTGCGTGTGGGTTCGAGTCCCACACCAGCCCGGCGGCCCGGCCATGCCCGTTACTTCTTATGATGCTTTTCAAGCAGCTCCGGGTGCGCCTGCAACAACGCAGCGGTCTCGATTTCCTTCCGCTCAGCATCCTCGACCAGCTCATCCTGCATCGGTGCGCCGATGATCTGAGCAACCCGCTTCGGTGAAGCGGCGCCGATTTTAGCCAAGGCGAACGCCAGCTCCCTGATGTCGTGCGAGAACGCCGGGCTGGACGAATGGCTGTCCACGCTGACTTTCGTGTTGTCCAACATGTTTGAGTAAGTGAACGTTATCGGCTGCATGCCCTTGACCGGCGGCTCAAGGGACGGGTCCGGCTCGATGTCCGTTTGAATGGACTGCTCGTTCGGCATCACCCATGCCGTCAGCCGCTGACTGCTCTTGGCGCGCAAGAGGTCGAAAATCACCCCGCCCGCGCACTCAACAGAACGCTCTATTTTAAGGGCCGCATCTAAGTGCCGTGCCGCACCCTGCCGCACCAAGGTGTCTGACTGCCCCTGGCTGCGTACCGACCCCTCGCCTTCTCCCCGCATGATCGGGGGGAACCCACCGATGGTGTCGAACATTCCATTGATCTCGGCGAACGATTTCCAGATGTCGGGCGGCACCTGATCGGCAAGCTTCTCGACTTTCGCGCTGGGGTTGCCGTCTGTGAAATATCCGCCCGGCTTGTTCAGCTTGGCATAGGCGTTCTGGTTGATCGACGTGCTGCCGGTGAAGAACCGGGCCGGGTCTTCCTGCATCCGCAGCATCCGGTTGATGCCGTCAATGCGGTTGTTCAGGGATCGCTGGAGCAGGGCCACGAGGCTAACGAAGCTCACCCCCCAGAAATAGCCGTCCAGCGGCAGGGCGCAGTATTCAACGAAGCCGTGCTGGCCCCTCAGCGGGTTGTCCTCGTTGTAAACCCCCCGCTGGGTGTCAGACCCCTGGGCGAAGGCGTTGAACAGGACATCTTCGCCAAACACGATCTGCTCGCCGAGCATGGTGACCGTTGCCCAGTCATCCTGGGCGTTGTTCCACATCCAGACTTCCTCCAGCGGCACGAGCTGGTCGACAACGGTGGACTGCATCGCCGGCTG